GGCGCCACCTGGACCATTCCGCTCCCAGCGCCGGTCTGATGGCCTGACGCTTCGGCCTAGAATCAACCCGACAGGAGGCTCCTCCACTATGCCCACCAACTTCCTCCACGGCGTGGAGGTGCTCCAGATCGACACTGGCGCACGGCCCATCCAGACCGTTCGATCCTCCGTGATCGGTGTGATTGGCACCGCCCCCGATGCGGACGCCACCGCATTCCCACTCAACACTCCGGTGTTGATCGTCAGCAAGACCGAGTACGCGAGCCTGGGCAGCACCGGCACGCTGAAGCAATCCCTCGATTTGATCTACTCCCAGGCGGGGGCGGTCGTCGTGGTGATCCGCGTCGCAGAAGGAGCCAATGACGAGGCCACCATTAGCAACGTGGTGGGCGGCACCAACCCTGGCACTGGCGCCTATGAAGGCGTCTACGGGTTCCTGGCATCGGAGAACGCCGTGGGTTTTGCTCCCAAGGTGCTTATCGCTCCAGGCTTCAGCCACCAGCGGCACGCGAACGGCATCCTCACCATCCCCGTCACCACCCAGGGCAGCGGGTACGTCACCGCACCGCCTGTGACCATCAGCGCCCCCGCCAGCGGCGGGGTGCAGGCCACGGCCACTGCGATCCTTGGCACCGGGGCCAATGCCGGCAAGGTGCTGAGCATTCGAATTGACAACCCCGGCACCAACTACACCGGCACGGTCACCGTCACGATCGGGGTTCCGCCTTCTGGTGGTGTCCAAGCGGTGGCCGGCACCGCCACCAAAGGCACCGTCCGCAACAGGGTGGTTTCCGAGCTGCTCAGCATTGCTGATCGCCTCCGGGCCGTGATCATCGCCGACGGGCCCAACACCACCGACGCCGCCGCGATCCAGGCCGCCGATGACTTCGGCTCCCGCCGGGTCTACCTCGTCGATCCCTGGGTGGTGGTTGGTGGCGTCACCATGCCCGCCTCGCCCGCTGTCGCCGGCATCATCAACCGCACCGACAACGAGCTGGGCTTCTGGTGGTCCCCCTCCAACAAGGAGGTCTACGGCATCGAGGCCACCAGCCGCGCCATCGACTTCGCCCTGGGCGACGCCAACTCCCGCGCCAACCTGCTCAACGAGCAAAACGTCGCCACGATCATCCGTGAGGGCGGCTTCCGCCTCTGGGGCAACCGCACCCTCTCGATTGATCCGCTCTACACCTTCCTGTCCGTGCAGCGCACGGCGGACATGATCAACGAGTCGATCCTCCGTGGGCACCTGTGGGCGGTTGATCGCTGCATCACCGCCACCTACCTCGAAGAAGTGATGGAGTCGGTGCGGCAGTACCTGCGCACCCTCAAGGCCCGCGGCGCCATCCTCGGCGGCGACGTCTGGGTGGACCCTGAGCAGAACACCCCCACATCCATCGCCAATGGCCAGGTGGTGTTCGACTTCGAGTTCACGCCTCCCTATCCGGCCGAGCGCGTCACGTTCCGCAGCCACCTGGTCAACACCTACGTGGTCGACCTCTTCGCTGCGCTCCCTGCCGCTTGATCAACACCCGCCCCACCGAGGACTGACCCATGATCCCAAGGATCCTTAAGAATTTCTCCCTGTTCGTCGATGGTCGCGGCCTCGCTGGCACCATCGACACCCTCACCCTGCCCACTCTTACCACCAAGGTCGAGGATGTGCGGGCCGGCGGGATGGATGCCCCGATCGAGCACGACATGGGCATGGAGAAGCTGGAGGCCAGCTTCGACCTGCTGGAGTTCAACCCCGACATCATCGCCCTCTACGGCCTTCCCGGCGGCGACAAGCAGCTGACCGCCCGTGGCGCGATGCGACGCGATGGTGAAGATGCGGTCGCCATTGTGGTCAACATGACCGGCATGGTGAAGCAGCTGGAGCCTGGCGACTGGAAGGCTGGTGACACCACCAAGCCGAAGTTCACCGTGGGCCTCCGCTATTTCAAGCTCACCATTGGCGGCCGCGAACTGGTCGAGGTCGACAAGGTGAACATGGTGCGGAAGATCGACGGCGTTGATCAGCTCTCTACGATCCGCCAGGCGATTGGGGTTTGATGATGGCAGCCAAACAGCAACGACCTGAGCCGACCGCCAAGGTGGTCTTCGACTTCCCGGAGACCGTCAGCGGCGTTGAAGTCGACCACGTGATCATGCGCAGGCCCAAGGTCGGCGATCGCGTCGCCGCCTCCAAGGCCTCCAGCAACGAGGGCGAGCAGACTGTGCATCTCATCGCCAATCTCTGCGAGATCCTCTACGAAGACGTCCTCCAGTTCGATGACGTCAACTGGAGCAAGCTGGAGGCGCAATTCGCGGCTTTCAGGGTGGCCAGGTCGTAGCAGTGGAAGACCTCCGCCGGGCGGTGATCATCCTGGCGAAGGCAACCGGCTGGGGCCTGGCTGAAATCCTGGGCCTGGACCTGGACGAGTTCTGGGCCTGGGTGCATTCGGCCGAGATGGTTGAGGATGAGATCGCGGAGGCGATGAAGCGGACATGATCGGCGGCAGCGGGCCACAGAAAATCACCGTCGAGATCGGCGGCAAGATCGCGGCCAGTCTCGGCCGCTCGATCAAGGCTGCGCAGTTTCAGGTGTCGTCGTTCGGGCGGAACGTCAGCCGCACGATGAACGATGCGGCGATCGCCGGCCGCAAGGGCTTCAAGGGCATGTTTGACAATGCCCTCTGGCAGCAGGCTGCCATCGGCGCGACGGGCATCACGGTTGCGCTCGGGGCCAGCATTCGCACGGCAGCCAGCTTCGAGGCGGTGCTGAGCGACATCGGCAAGACCGCCAACGTGGGCGCCGTCGAACTCAAGGGGCTGAGCAGCGAGGTGCTGCGGCTCAGCAGCCGGAACCTCACCAACCTGGCGCCGGAGAAGCTGGCCCAGGGCATCCAGGATCTGGTGGCCCAGGGCCTGGAGCTGAAGGATGCCGTCGCCTCGATGGAGGCGCTGGGCAAGGTGGCGACCGCCACCAACTCCGATCTGCTCGACGTCACCAAGACCGGCTTTCAGCTGCAGAACGCGCTGAAGATCAGGCCCACCGAACTCAAGGCCACCTTCGATGCGCTGGCGTTCGCCGGCAAGCAGGGCGCCTTCGAGCTGAAGGACATGGCGCAGTTCATGCCCACCATCGCCGCTGCGGCAGGAACGCTTGGCATCCAGGGCCGGCAGGGTGCGGTGTCGCTGGCGGCAATGATGCAGATGGTGCGGAAGGATGCGCCGGATGCAGGCGCGGCAGCGACGCGCATGACCGACGCGATGCTGAAGATGACTGCACCAGATGCGGTGAAGAATTTCAGCAAGTTCGGCGTCAACATTGAGCAGGTGTTGAAGAGCGCCAAGGCGAAGGGCATCAACCCGATGGAGGCGGCGTTGGCGGAGCTGCAGCGCGTCACCGGCGGCGACGTGTTCAAGCTCTCCGAGATCTTCGGCGACAAGGAAGCGAAGCTGGGCCTGATGTCGCTGATGAAATACCGGCAGGAGTACGCGAAGCTGAAGGCTGATGCCGGCGGCACTGCTGCTGCCGGCACGGTGGAGAAGGATTTCCAGCGAAGCCTCGGGACGTTCCAGGGGACGCTGGCCAGCTTCCAGAACAGCGCGCAGCGGTTGGGCATCACCGTGGGCAATGCGCTGCTGCCGCCGCTCACGCGCATCGCAGAGTTCATCACGCCGGTGGTGGAGGGGATCGCCAACTGGGCGGCGGCAAACCCTGGTCTGATGACCGGCATCGTGGCGATCGGCGGCGCACTCGCGGGCCTGGTGATTGCGTTGCCGATCATCGCTGGTGTGGTTGTCTCGATCGGCACCATTGGCACAGCCATTGGTGGAGTGGCGGCCGCGTTTCCCGTGATCGCCGGCCTTGGCACCGTGTTCATGGTCCTGGCCACAGGCCCAGTTGGGATTGCGGTCGCAGCCGTCGCCGGCTTTGCTGCCCTGGCATTTGTGGTGATCAAGAACTGGCAGCCGATCAGCGGCTTCTTCTCTCGCCTCTGGCAGAGCGTGGTGAGCATCACCATGACGGTGGGGCCCCGCCTGCTGGGGATCTTCGTCCCGATCCCCGCGCTGATCATCAACCTGTTCACCGGGGCCGGCATTGGCCAGCGGATCATCGGCAGCATTCTTGATGGCCTTAAGGCCCGGGCCGGAGCCCTCTTCTCCTGGGTCGGCGGTGCCGTGCAGCGCATCGGCTCGATGGTCTCTGGCGGTGGCGGCGGTGCCGTGCAGCGCATCGGCTCGATGGTCTCTGGCGGTGGCGGCGGTGGCGCGACCGCGCCTGCTGCTCCAGTCGCGGTCGGACCAACTCCGCAGCCCCGCGCCCTCGGCGGTCGTGTCATCGCCGGCATGGACTACCTGGTGGGCGAGCGGCGGCCCGAGATCTTCCGCCCCGATCGCTCCGGCCACATCCTCCCTCGCATCTCTCAGCTGGCGCCGACCGCCCAGCCTCGTGCAATGGGTGGGGGCAGCATCACCGCAGACGAGCAACGTGCTGAGCGCTCATCTCGGATCATCCCCCGCGCTCCACGCCTTGCCGCCCCGGCCCCCAAACAGCTCACCTTCAACGCCGGCGGTATCACCATCAACGCTCCCAGCGGCAACGGCCCCGACATTCGCGCTGCGGTGCTCGATGCGCTCGATGAGTTTCAGCGCAACCTGGCATCCACCTACCGTCTCGCCCTCAACGACTGACGACCATGGCAGCCCTTTTCCAGCTTGGCGAGTTCCAGTTCACCTTGGCGAACGGTGCGCCCCAGACCCTTGAGCGCACTGCCGACTACCGCTGGGAGATGCAGGAGCGACTGCTGCGTGAGCCCGCTGCCCAGTTCCTCGGCCCTGGGGAGCAGACCATCACCCTCGATGGCACCCTTTACCCCGGCTTCTCCGGCACGCAGGGGACGATCCAGCAACTGCGAGACGTGGCGGTGAAGGGCGAGCCGCTGATGCTTACCGATGGCCTCGGCCGCGTCCACGGGAAGTGGGCCCTCCGGCGTGTGCGAGAGGGGCAGTCAACCTTCATGGCCAACGGTGCCGCCAGGGCCATCACTTTCTCCCTGGATCTCGCCCGCTACGGGGAGGACAACCCAGGGGCAGCCGCCGCACCGGGCAGCGTCGCTGGCATCACGGCCGTTGGTGCTGCGTTGCCGGCCGTCGCCAGCCTGGCGCAGTTCACCGGGGCCGGTTCCGCCGCCGCCGTCGTCAACACCATCGCCGCACCCTTGGTGCAGGCCGCGCGCGGGGCAGGCTTCAACATCGGCCAGCTGGCGACCATCGCCGGATCCCTCGCCAGCGGCAACTACGTCGGTGCGGCGCTCAACGCCTTTGGCCTTGCCGGCCTCTCCATCCCGCAGCAGGGGGTCTGGGGGCAGCTCGGCATCCAGGGCCTGCAGATGGTCCAGCAGATGGCCCTCGGCCGCGGCGCACCAGCGATGAGCGTCGCGCTTCAAGCATTGCGGCCCGCCACTACCGCCATGCTCAACACCCTTGGTGGTGGACTGGAGAACGGACAAGTCCTCGGCAGCCTGATCAGCAACGCGGCCACGATCTCAACCATCCTGGATGTCGATCCCTTCGTCACCCAGTCCGTCCGCCAGCTGGTCCAGCCATGACCCAGTACGTCACCCGTCAGTTCGATGAGCTCGACGCCATCTGCCACCGGTTCTACGGTCGCACGCAGGGCACCGTCGAGACGGTGATGGCGGTGAACCGCGACCTGTCGGACCTGATGCCGATTCTGCCGCAGGGCATCGTCATCGAGCTGCCGGATCTGCCGCAGCCGGAGGCGACCGAGACGCTGCGCATCTGGAGCACATGACCACACCAGCGTTCAAGATCGTGGCCGATGGCGATGACGTCACCAGGGCGGTGGCGGATCGCCTTGTCTCGCTGCGGATCACCGATGAGGCAGGGCAGACGAGCGACAGCCTGGAGATTACCCTCGATGATCGGGCCAGCCGGGTCCCGGTGCCCCGCAGCGGCGCGTGGCTGAAGGTCTGGCTGGGCTACAGCACCGGCGGCAAGCTGCCGGTCTACATGGGCAGCTTTGCGGTCGATGACGTCCATCTCTCCGGCGGGCCAAGAAGCATGACGATCAAGGCCACCGCCGCCCAGACCGCACCGGAGCTTGTGAAGGGGCAGAAGTCCCAGAGCTGGCACGGCAAGACGCTGGGGGAGGTGGCGCAAGAGATCGGGAAGCGCAACGGCCTGCAGGTGGTAATCAAGGGCAACCTGGCCAGCACCCAGATCAAGCACGAGGACCAGACCAACGAGAGCGATCAGGCCTTCCTCACCCGCCTGGCAGAGAAGCACAAGGCCACCATCAAGCCCGCCGACGGCAAGCTGGTACTGGTGCCCCGGGGCGAGGGTCAGGCCGGCGCGACGATCACTCTCAAGCCCACCGATGTGATCTCCTGGCGGGCGAACCTGAAGAACCGGGGAGCCTACGGCAAGGTCACCGCCCGCTATCTCGATCGCACCACCCAGAAGGAGAAGACCCTCTCGTCCGGTGCCGATGCCGGGGGCCTGCCGGCATTCGAGGATCGCCAGCTCTACCCCTCACAGGCAGAGGCGCAGAAAGCTGCCGACAGCCGCCTCCAGTCCCTCCGCGCCGGCGAGGTGCGGGTGTCGATCACGATGCCGGGCCGGCCGGAGCTCAACGCCGAGGGACTCATCACCCTGCAGGGCTTTCGCCCGGAGGTGGATGGCACGTGGAACGTGAAGAGCGTGACCCACGACCTCTCGGGCAGCGGCGGCTACACCAGCTCGATCGAATGCGGCACTCAGGGCGACGAGAACGACGGGTGGGCGACTGGACGCGGCGCGAACGATGGCCTCCCGCCCAGCCGCAAGGCATCAGTGCTGGCCAGTGCCGCATCTCGCGCGCGCGGGATCAACACCAGGGGCGGCCCCGACGGCGGCAACAATGCTTGCGTCTACGCCGTGAACAAGGTACTTAGGAGCGCTGGCATCACCCCTCCCTGGGGCAGCAGCAACTACGTGCCCAACGCCAGGGCGGCGCTCGCTGCCGGTGGCGGCACCCTGGTTTCCGGCCCAGAGCCTGGCGCCATCGCGATCATGCGCGACAACGGCAGCCCCCCATACCCACACATCGGCATCGTGCAGAACGACGGTTCGATCATCAGCAACAGCTCCAGCCGGGGGACCTTCTCCTGGGTTGCATCGCCTGGCGGCTACGCCAGCTACTACGGCCGCAGCCCGGAATACTGGCGGCTGAAATAGACTCCCC